GTTTGCTTTGCCAAATCAACCGCAAATATATCGCCTTGAGTAACCGTGTTTACAAATGGATCGTTTTCTAAGTTGGTTTTTAACGTATCTAAAACAGTGTAATAATTAGCCATGTCTTTGTATTTTTTTTATTTCTCGTTCTTCTATTTCTCGTTTTTGTCTTTCATAAGTGAGGTAGGTAAGACACTTTCTAACTCCCAGTCGGGTAACTTCATCAAACTTTGTAACGTCTCCCTGAGAAAGCGCATAGATTGAATTGTACCATCCCCATCTTTTATTAAATTGCGTTCTTTCGCTAAAGTCATTATCTTCGGATTCTTCTGTATCTCCTTCTCCAAAGAGGTAAGCGTATGTTGAACTAAGTCGCTTCCTAAAGTCGAAAAAAAAACCGTTGCACCTAAGACAACATTTAACGGTGCGTACTTCATAACATCACTAAATTCGTCCGTTCCTTTGTACTCAAATATTTCGTATCGGTCTTTTACTTTCTTTGTGATAGGTCGGTACATTACCGCCATTGCTTTGTGAAAAGTTTCTACGCTTGAAATATTACTTTCTAAATCAATGTACTCCCCAAAAGTCATATCCTCCAAATTAGGAATAAACCCGAACTCCATATCCTTTATTTTAAACGTAGCTTGAAATTTAGGCTTCGCTTTGAATATTTCGTTTAAATGTAGGGTCAAGCTTTTAACGTCGCTCCATTTTACTTTTATAACGTCTTTCATTTTCAGACCACAAAATATTTCAATAGTCTTTTGACCTATAAATTCTTCGTCATTTGACTTTTCAACTACCTTCATAAATTCTTGGTAGCTCTTTAACGGTATTTCACTTAATGAAGTAGGTATTACAATTTCTGTTTTCATTCTATATATTAACTTTTAATTCGTGTTTTTGTAGTTTGTAAATATAATTTACACTATTTGCATATTTGAACGGGTGCGAAATATTATTTATTTACCAAATATGATATTTACCGTAGTTAGAATTCATTCCTAACGTTTCCATTTCATGATAGCGCAGCGCATCAATACCATGATTGTTTGTGTCAATCGGTTTGTTTAAGCGTGTGCCTTGTTTATCCGTGTCCCAGCAATATGCCCGAAGTTCTTTAATTAGGTTGGTGCTATTTGAAGTAACTAAATATTCGTTACGTTGCATAACATCTATTCCGTAGTTTATTGAATCCTTGCCCTTTGTAACGCCTTTTATTGTTATTCCGTAGCGTTTTATTTCTTCAATGCTTTTCGGTTCGCTTGAATCAGCGTAAACAGGTACGTGTTTCGGTAATGCGTTTGCAATATCACTATTCAGCATTCCCGTTTGATACTTCAATTCGTTTATTATTCGTTGACCGTTATAATTGTATATTTCAATTATTGCCGTCGGATCGTTCGTATATCCAAAGTCTAATCCTATTCCGATTAAATTCGCTTCTTTAGGTAGTATATCAATAGTTTTCCAGTTACTGAATATAACACCTTCTAACATTCCTATTTCACCTAATCCGTAAACCCTCCACCAGTTCGCCCAATATGCGCTTGTTTCGGCTTTTAAACGGTTCTTTTCTATTTGTTGTACAATACTATTGTCTAAGGCTTCATTGTCTTTGTACGTGAGAATTAAGAAGTCGCTGTCTTGTTCGTCTTTTAGTTCCGTATGTACCCAAAATTCATTCGCTGGATTGAAGTCTAAATAGACGGCTTTTTTTGTACGTATCGCAAGTTCGTTGTAACTCTCAAAGGTTACGTTGTTACATTCGTTTATATATAGAACGTCACGCCTTGCACCCCGTAATTTACTTGAATCGTCAGCGCTAAAAAATTCAAAGCTGCTTCCGTTTAAAAATTGATAGGTTAATAACGATTTGTTAAATTGGTTTTCGTGCCATTTATTCATCCACTTCATTAGCTTAATAAAGTCCTTTAAAGCACCCCTACGTAAATGCGGAATACTTTCAGCTACTACGCTAACTTCAAGTCCGTGTATTGCAGAAGCACGTGCAATTAAAACGGATAATATTCCGTACGTCTTGGCAGCCGACGTGCCGCCCTGAATAATACGAACCCTTTTTTTGAGTTTGAGTATTTTATTCGTCGAAGTCGTCCGCAGAAACATCAGGAAATATTGGTTGTTCTAAAATCGTTTGTTCTATTTGTTGTAATGGCGCACCGTAACCGCTATCCATTAATGCTTTGTAAGCTGAAACATCACCCTCTCGCATTTTCTTAACCATTGCCAAAGTTCCTAAATCTTCTTGGGTTAAAATTTCTTCAACCCCTGTAATTGGATTCTTTGCTTTTTGTGTTGTTTCTAACCATTGACGTGCTATTGTGCTACGATTCTTTGCTCCTTTAGGTTTTCCTGCTGGGTTTCCTGATTCGCCTTTTTGCCAAGCTGGTTTTAAATTTTCTTCATTTGCCATAATTCGGTGAATTTTCGGTGTAATTAGAGCGGTTGGGTCGGATTCGCACCGCCTACCTTTTCACTGGATTGTGAATTGTTCAACTTATGAACTTCAACCGCTTGTTTTGGATATGGTTTACTCAAAGACTTACACAAAGATATTAAACTTTTGTCAAGTGGATAAATATATCTTATTTTGCTGCTTCCGTATGTTTCAATCGCTTCTTTTGGTTTTCCTTTGCTTCTATATGTTCTTCCATGTATTTTTTGTCCATTTAATAAATACTCTTTCGCTGGAATTGTTCTGCCAACATAATACCAATTTGTTGCTTGGTATATTGTTCCTGTATGATTTTGTTCAGGGTCTGCAAATGAAATTAACATTCTTGTTAATGGCGCATACTTTTTTACAAGTTTCATCGCAATTGATAATGCTTTACTTGTTAATAATTGCTTTCCGTTTAATGCAACTCTTATTAACTCTATACACTCTCCACTATTTAATCCGTAAGGTTTTCCAATATCATTTGTCGCACCTCTTCCAAAACATATTACACCGCAAAAAACATCATTCTCAAATACACTAAATGCTAAATCGTGTGCGCGTGGAGCTGCATTTTTTGAATAATGATAGTTTTTACATGAAAAATCTACTGCTTTTCTTGATGCAATTTCTAATCTCATATTTCACCTGCACTTACTGAATAAAATGCTCCGTTGTATTTCCGATCTATTAATTCTTGAATATCATTTTCAGCTTCTTGTAATTGTTCAACTGTTTTAAAAGTAATTTTCATTGAAGCAGGTTTATTCTTTTCTTCGCCTATTAATTCGTCTAAACTTGGCTCGTCCATTAAAATCGGTAAATCTAACCCCCAATCGTCTAACTTTTCAACATCCCACTCATTTGCTAACTGATCCCAATCCCACTCGCCAAAACCTACATTATCTTTTATTAAGAATTCGTTTTTCTGTTCCTCAGTCCATTCGTCTGCTACTATAATCGGTATTTCTTTTAATCCTATCTCTTTACAGGCTTTTAAACGCATATTACCACCCAAGACAACGTATTTGTTATCTACGTCAGTAAAAACCACTAAGGGACGTTTATTTAGCATATCAGGAAATTCTTGGATAGACGTAACTAACTTTTGAAATTTTCCGTCTTTTATTATTCTTGGGTTCTTCGGGTTGGCTTTAACCTCGCTTATCTTTACTAACTTCATTTAATTTTTCTTCATAAGTTGTTGAACATACCGCTAAACGTTGGTCTATATCTTCGTATTCAAAAGTCATTGTATCGTCAATCATGCATCTTTGAACAAAGTCTTTTTTGCTTTCGTCTTTTCGTGGTTTAGGAATTGGCATCTTCGTAGGTGTTAAATAATATTTCTAATTTATTCATTACATCACGTAAACAACTACCGCAAGAAGTTGGTTGCATATTTACTTTAAATACTCTATTGTAAATCCTTAATAGTTCCTTTTGTTCGGTAGGTTTCATTGAATAACGTGTTTCAGAATACCATTCTTTTAAATATTCGTATTCGTCTTTTAGTAGGCATTCAGGTTTACGATACGGAAATAACTCGTTCAACTTTGCTTTACGTTCGTCGCAACCGCAATCTTCACCAAGTAACCATTTAGCCACTTTTGATACTCCAGTAGCTTCTAAAACCTTTTCTACTGTGTCCCCTAATCCTTCGCTTTTAGCCGCTAATATTTCGGCTTTTGTTCGTCTTTTTCTTGTCATGTTAATATAATTTATATTTTAAAAATTGTTCTTCAGTTCCTAAAAGTATTGTGTCATCTTCTAATACTTGTAATTGAATTACGTCTATAAAATGATGCTTACTTGGATATTCAGTAAAATCTTTTGAAATCCAAAACTTAACGCCTAAATCAATTATTTGACTTGTTGTAAATTTTGAAACGTCTAACATTTTATCTAATATTTTTTCGTCTAATTTCATTTTATTAATTCGTAATCCTGGTTCTTAAAATCTTCGTAATCTTCTTTTACATTATCTTTTAAACGTTCCTTGCAAGTCTTAATTGTTTTCCATACGCTTTTAAAACTTATTCCCGTTACGCCTTCAATTTGCCTTGTACTCATTCCTGAAGTTCGGTAAAGGTCAAATAATAGTTGATCGTACCAGTGCCATTGTTTAACCTCTTGGTTTATCTTTATTTCTAATCGTTTCTTTGCTTCAAGTATTTCAGGCAAGTATTCGTCTTTCAGTTGGTAGGCTTCCGTTATGCTTACTTTTGTTATTCGTGTTTTGCTCTTTTTATAATCAAAAGTCATGTTTCTTAAAACAGTCCAAACAAAGTTTTTATTCAGTTTACCGTTTAAATAAAACCGTTCAACGTTATTTATTACTGCCATCTTTAAATACATCTCTTGAACTATATCTTCAGCGTAAAATTCTTCTCCAAAAGTGCCTACAATTTTAATCCAGTCTTTGTGGTGTTTACTTAGTTCTAATAAAAACTTTTCATTTACCAAAGTGAACTAAATAATTGAATAACTAAAAAACTTAATAAACCTATTGTAACACGAAACATTGATTCCAATATCAATTCGTCTTTATATACCCACCTTTCAAATTTATGCGCACTTTTCCAATATACCAAAACAAGAAAAACCCTATCTAAAATAAATAGGGTTATCAAAAACGGTAGTAGTAGAATGTATCTCACATTACAAAGTTATACTTTTTTTTTAATTATCTATCGTCGCGCATTAATTCTTGGTAGTGTAAAATTTCTTCAGCTTCATCTTCGTACTCAAAACCAAATTCAGTTGGGTCTTCGTAAATTAATTCCTCTAATGTTTCACAAATTAGTTTTGAATTACGGTTGTTTAATATTCCGTGTTTTACGTAACTACCTTCGTGGTCGTATAAATCATAACGGGTAATATAAACCTGTAAATCTTCTACTTCGTTTCCATCTCTTGTAAATTCTACTTCAAATTGAAACTCCATTGAGCCAAACCTACCTAAGTTAATATCGAAATATCCTTTACGGTTGTAAAAATCTACTGCTTCAATTTTCCAATTACGTGTTTTCATAGTGCTATCGTTTAATTATTTCTTCAAAATTAATATAACTTTTTAAATAAACAACACTTTTATAAAAAAAATATAACAGTTGCTAAAAAATATTGAAACATCTTTTAGCTTTGTGTTATAGGTCACTTTGCTTATCTCTGCATATATGGCAATATTCTTTCTCTCCATAAATAATGCTTGTAATACCGTCATCGCAGTGTGGGTTCTCGCAAACCGTTCCTATAACAGTA